GGACCACCCAACCAGTTATGTTGCATTTGGGTTGTTAGGGATGACATTCGATAAAAATGATCTTGAATTTCATTTACTTCAGCAGCCTGTAGTGGTTGTCCCGGCTTAAACGCAACCATCACATAATTATTAGCATTGCCAGTATTTTCATGTAAATTAACACGACTAAAATACGGTGATTGATCTAAGTAAAATGTATCAGGTCCAAATGGTTCGAATGACATAGTCTAAACTCCTAGCAGTACGATTTAACAATTCTAAAGGTTAATAGTTGAGTGGGTTCTCCCACAGAAGGTAAAGATATGGAAGTGCTTGTTTTTGTATAAACCACACTTCCGCTTCCGGGAACAACATCACTGAGATCACGACTAACTATACTATAATAAGTACCAGTATCAGATGAATTCACAAGACTTGACGCAGATGTTCTGTCGGATTCGGCTGTTGAAGGATTGATAAAAACTTCCAACTCTTTATTTGTGGGTGTAGTGTCATCCAGAGAAACAGATTGCATTTGACCTGCGGATACATTTTCATTATCCACAAAACGAGCAAATTCTGCTTCTTCAAAACTGCTCATGTCTGTTGTTAATATTCTATATTTGTCTGTTGCTCTGTAGAATGTTGTTGCTTCTTTTTCTTGTTTATCAGATCCTAATATTTTAGTATTATCAGATGATTTGAGTTCAATGTTTCTGGCTATTCCATAAAATTTAAAAGATTGTTGAGTTGTGCCAACATTATCGGATATTTCAGAAGATCTAATTTGAATATTGTACATAATATTACAAGCACTTAATAGTTCTATAGGATTGACTGCTATTCCATCAACTTTATCAATATTAATTTCAATTCTGCTTTCAAAGCCCTGCGCACTAATAATTTGAATATCTTTATATCCTGATCCAGATGAAACGACTTCGATTCCATGAATTATGTTGGTTTTATAAATGTCTTTATATGTTTTAAATCTTAAAACCGCCCCAGAGCCAGTGGAACTATCTATTTCTATTTCTGGGTTTGAATCATCAACAGTAAGATCCGAAATGCTAAGATTCGCAGCATCAAAAAACACAGAGATAATTCGTCCATCGTTACCAGAAGATTCTGTTTCTGTTGCTGATTGAAATTTTTCATTGTTCTGTGAAGGGATGGTGGAAGAATTGATTTTTTCTACTTGGGTTTTAGTTTCTTTTGAACATGAGCATGGAGTATCCACACAAGACAAGCAACTATTAGTTCCCTCGGTGCTTTCAGTAAATAATGCTTCCATCCCCAAACGTCTTGAAATTTCGAGGCACTCATAGCATTTTATATTTGTTATTGTTTTATAAAGTTGACCGGGTTCATAATATGCGTCTCCGACCGAATCATAAAAATAATTTTCATGGTAAAGACAACACGAACCACATGTAGTGCTGTTAGAGCCACACATTTCAGTTGCACTTGAGGAAAATGTTCCGGCCTTTGTTATTTCTGTAAATTCATCCAATGAAGGAACTGGTAACCATTTTCCGGTCAAAAATGATTGTAGTTTCCAGTCGATTTTATATAAAGGAAGCCACGAATACCCATCTGAGTATTTTTGAATACCTGTCGTGTGGGTTGGTTCGACACTAGACCCGCTTGTGTGTCTTAAATCGTAACGATTGTGTTCGTTATCAGAAACACACATATAAACTATTCTGTTATTTTTATTATATGCATAAAAAGATTCAGCACCAGATTCTTGTCCAGCCGATCTGTAGGGATGATATGATGTTTCCCGAGACCAATCAATTCTAGGGATAACAAGTGCAATATCTTTCTTGTTTAATGTCTTATGAAAACAAATTGAATTTAAAACATTAGCATCCTCGAAAAAGTTATTACCACCTATACTAGAATTTTTTCCAACGTTAATTGGATTTTGAACGCCACCCATAAAGAAAGTATAGAAATTAGGAATGCCGTTCACATTGGTGCCAAAATTATTGTAAATCATTTTGGCATTCTGAACCCCAATTTGTCTGGAAAAATTATTTGAAGTCATTTTAGCATCCTAGTTCCGTGCAAGAAGTTAAACCAATATTCGGACTTACCGATAAATTACACATTTCATACAAGTCTCCTATATTTATATCACCAAAATTGCCACCCCCGCCAATAGGTTCGTCCCAATCGGGAAGAACATGTGTTGGGTATGCTACATCATTTAATGGGTCGCTATCAGCGTTGGAGTTATAATAAGGCAGAGTACACCCGGTACAAGAATTGATGGTTTCATCTGTATTTAGAGTATATGGTAAATAATTTCCTAATATTGGGAATTCACAAAATATTTCAATATCATCAGGTCCGGTTGGACCTTCCCAATCTTCAAGAGAAGTTTCAAATAATATTTTTGTTCCGACAGGATGCAATACAGATTTGATTGCATCCTTATATACCGGCACACCATCTCCGTTTGGGAATATATCATCAAAAAATGGATCATCTGGATCAATAACAGCATTTATGATGTATGTGAATGGCTGAAACCAGTCTCCGTCCGTTAGTGGGTTTTCGTTTAAATGGCTTCCGTATTTAGGATAAATGTCGTCGTCTGTTTTCCCCCGATTTAAATGAAAAACCAGCCTTCCTGGATAATCAAAATCGGCTGTAATACCGAATAGATTTCTTAAAAAATATTGATAGGATTCTTCGGATCCTTTTTTGTGATATAGAGAAGTTTTTACATTTTTTATAAAACTTCTTAATTTTTCAATAGGAACACCGAATAAAGAATCACCACCAATTAAATGTTCTGGAAATGAAGGCAAGAATGTTTTCGAATATTTTTTTAGTAGAATTTCTGGGGTCGTATCGAGGTCGAGATAATTTAAAAATCCACCCAATTCTAAATTATAACCAGATCCTTTGGACGAATATAACCAATCATAATATGCTTGGAAAAAATTTATGAAAATGGATTCGTTTGAACCAAATTCGTTGTGTATCCATTTTGGTATTTGGTCTCTAACATCTCGAAAGGAGGAATCGACCATAGCAGAAGATTTCCCAAACAAAGAATTTATTGTTTCTTGTCGTTTTCTGTGCTTATATTCTTCATTTTTTTTAGATTTGTTATAATACGGAAACATTTTAACCTCGGGGTTCTATAGATGCAGTGGTAATCACATTAATTTTTATATTTTCCTTTGCAGTAAACACTAATTCTTCTTGTGGAAGAATTGTCGTTATTGAAAAGGAATTAACTGAAACACCAGCATTAATTTCCACCAGACCCGTGATATAATCAACAGTTCCGGCTGTTTCTGAAATGATATTTTTAACCCCATTGATATAATTAAATGCAATTATATTGTTGGTGCTTGGATTGTCTTGTAACCAAAAAGGTTCATTCGACAACGTTGATGTTGTTATTTGTGAAGATGAAATTGTATCACCGGCAAATGAACCTCTAACAAGTGTAGTTAAGAATTTAATTTTTCTTTTATCGGTAGAAGTTGGTTGTGTGTTTTTCATTTTTAATGATATACCAGAATCAGAAATTGTTAATGCTTTATCTTTCTTTTTTAGTTCCTCGTTGATTTGAGTTTTATCAAACACAGTGTTAAATTCTTCAGTTTCATAAAGAGAATTGACTGCGGATTCTACTATAGCATTCAGTTCGTCTTGGGATCTGGGAGTGTCGTTTGGATTATAAAAACCATTTACGTTTACTATAAGTGAAAATGATTCTGAGGGAATACATTCAGAAAATATAGTAACGGGTAGTTTAGTGTCAAGAAAAGAAGAAGCATCTACACATTCTCCGTCATTATCAAAAGACATTAAAACTTTTCCATACTGTGGCGGAGATGCTTCGTCTCCGCCCCAGAGAGAAAAATTATTATATGATTTTTCTTGCAATAGACTAATACAGTCATCTTTTGTTACTGCCCTATCTTGGGCTGCAAACCAGCGAGGAGCATAAAAACGTATACTGTCTAAATTTGGTCCATTACTTCCACCAGAAGAAGATGATAATGTTGTTATTTCATTATTCCCAGAAAGAGCATCAGCATCAGAACCTTTTATGACATCATCTGTTTCGAAAGAAAACACTTCATTGCCATCAGTGCCACTGCTTAAAACAAAAGACAACTGAACTTTATCGTTTGTTTCTATTTTTCTACCAACAGATATATTTTTTAATTCTTCTTCCAGTCCACCGAATATAATTTTAAATCCTTTTGAATCTCTTTCTAGCCAATATAATTTTTGATCTTCGCCCACATTAAGTGCTATGTTCGAACTAAGAACATATTCGTCCCATGTTGATCCCCCATCATCACTTACTTCAACAATTAATGAAGAAATATCAATGTTTGGATAAGCATCTAATGATATACTTTGTGATTCTATTTCAACGACAAACACCTGATCAAAAATTATATTTTTGGCTTCATATAATTCTATAGACGGATGTTTCCCCTGACTGTCTAGTGTATAGTCTTGATATGCAACAAACACAAAAGATTCGTCGCTACCGGTTCCTTTAAATTTATGTTCTAATTTTTTTATCACATTACCCTCTCCCCCCTTGGTCATAGAAACAGTAGCAACGGCACTGTTATATCCCGGAACTGCATACCCAAGAGGTTTTGTTAGTGATATTAGAGATTCTTCTTTTTGAGCACTATCTAAAAACATTTCGTTAGCAATCATGTTCGTATAAAAAGCATAATATAAGGTATTATAGGATAAGAGATCAATCAAGGTAGACATAGCAGAACCGTCATACGTATAGTCGTTTAAATATGAAGCAGCACCCACCTTTTCGGTTTGAAGAAAATTAATAATACTATTTCGTATATCTTCAAATCCTAAATTTCCTATGTTTATTCTGTTTCCTGCTACCATTTATCTTACTCTCTCTATTGAAAGGACTAATGAATCTTGAACTGGTTCTTTTGGGTTGCCTATAATATACTTAAAAATAATTTCAAAACTTAAAATGTGTTGGTCGATAAGTGAATCGTCAATACGAACTTTTTGTAACAATACTCTAGGTTCAAATATCTCTAATTGGTCCCTAATTTCACTATTTAAAGAATAGTGAGATCCTTGATCATATAATTCGAATAATATATCAGCGAGGTTGGACCCCATTCGAGATTTAAATGGTCGTTCTTGCTTATGGGTTAATATGATATTCTTAATAGATTGTTTTATCGAATTTTCATTTGTTTTAATGTTAACATCATCACTAAAACTATTTTTAGAGAACGAAAAATCAACATCGGAATATTTTATTTTTTCAGGCATGTAAAAACCTTTTTAGAATATTTATAAGATTAATTTTCAATTTCTACATCTATTTCTTTAAAGTGGGAGTCTAAGGAATCAAATCGATTTGTGTCCCGAAGGAGAGAAATGTTCATAGTATGATTTGTGGTGCCAATGATAATATGTTCTATTGTTGAAATTAACCATTTTCCGTTGTGTTTTCTTTCAGGAAGAGAAGATTTAAATTTGAAATTATCTTCAATTTTAATAACATTTCCAGGTCGTAGTGAGAAATCTCCATTCGCCGTTAATATAGATTTTTTGGACATAATGGTGCTCATCAACATATTTCGATATAACGGGGTATGTTTGGGGGTATTCCAATACATCGCATATGTTCTATTATATTCTAAATAATCTTTAAATTTTGAATTAATACATGGACACGAACAATTTAACTCTGATTCCGGATTATTCCAATCACATCCCAACCACTCGGACCCCAGATTGCTTTCAATTAAAGAACATTCGTCTATCGATTCCCTTAATTCTTTTAATTCTTCGTCTGTGGGTCTGGGATCCATTTCCCCATTACTTTTTATCCAATCATGAGCATCATTTGGATTGTTAAATGATTTAACTTCATCTCCGCCTTCACTTAAAACTTTATACCGATTTCCGTCTGTTATATTATCAGATTCATCAAAAAACACAGTTTCTTTTCTGGGTATTAGATCTTGACACGGACAATTGCAGTATGGTTCATCTTCTGAGCATTCACTGTTGTCTACAAAATCCTCTGGATTTGAACATCTAGCAGTTTCATCATAACCGTAGGTAGAATGGCCAATTCTCATTGATGGCCATGTATTGTTGGCAAAAGATGAAAGTTGTATAAAAAAGTCTGGAACCATTGTAAATCCTTTATTCTATATTTAGAAATAACTACAATTTTCTGAAAGATCTGTGTTTTCATGAGTCGAAGAGCAGCAACCACACTCATCAAAAACGAGAGTTCCTTTATCCTCATATGTGTCAGCACCACTTATCCACCAACAATCTAGATCTGAACAATTTTCATTTGGAACATTTGTGTCATCCAATGGGACGGGGGGTTGGCCTGCGTTGGTCCATCGGCCACATTGGTCAAATGACATAAAATCATGTGGTGTGAGTGGATAATTTCCAGAAGATAAATCCATTCCGGGTTCCCACCAATATTCAGGGAATGCATCAGTTGCTGATATATCTTCTCCAAAACGGTCTATACAATGGTGTGCTGAACTAATATATTCAAGATAATGATCATTATAATATTGAGTACTACCAAGGGAGAAAAAGTAACCCCACAGAATGGATTGTGTTGCAAGAAACGGGGATCTACAACTATCCATCAATTCAGAAAAGAATTCAGAATCCCAGTGCCAATTATCTGGTTCGTTGCAACAAAAATCATCATCAAAATCATCGTCTGTACATGCGGGGTCTATACAATAGCAACGACCAGTGTGGGTGTATATGTTTCTGTAGCGAGTTGGTAATTTATACTCTGGAAATCCTGTTTGGTCGCAAACTAAAGGAAAGGTAACAAAGTGATCATTAACGTTTATACCAGCAGATACCTTACCTCTAATATCATCGGTGTTTCCAGTAGAATATGCTGTGTAATCTGGCCTAAAATCATCTCCAAGTTCATTTGCAGGTATTGGACCGCCTGCCATCCCACTACAATAATCCATCACATTATAGCCATAATACAATGGGTCACATTCCCAATTCGGAGGAATATTAAAATCGTTTGGTCCTGTGCCTCCAATAAATAAATTTATATTTAGTTCTTCGCACGACACAGCACAATGTGGATATGTTGCAGGACTAATTTTTTCTATAAAAAAGGAATTTGCCTGATATAATTTTTCTTCATCACATGGACATATATTTACGTCTTCGTCTTCTATTATATTTGTGTGATAGCAGGGACTACGGTGTTTTGTTTTGAAAATTTCTGTGAAATTTTTCATATATTTTGTTGTTTCATTTACATCTACTAATAGGATATTATCCCTGTCTGCCGTACCACGAACAAGAGTATCATTTTCTCTGTAATTTCCCGGAGCAGGTTCCAATTCCCATGTGTGTGGATTTACCCACGGAATTGGAACGCGACATGGATCACGTTGTATTCCATCAGAAGGTGAGTATTGCGCCGACCAAGCATAACCACCAAAAGTTGAGTCATTCCACGGAAATCCGCGAGCACAAGTTCTAAAATTCAAAAATTCACCACCAAGAAGATCATCGCCACATTCAACCAGACTACAATAATAATCTTCCCACGGGTCTCCGGGGTGTTCTGCGGGTTTGTCGGCATCAAAATGAGGCCAATGGTTATATTGATTAAAGAATTTATCTACACTGACATTTTGTGGAACTGGATCATCAGGAGATGATATTGTTGTATAGCATCCAGTTTTTCCCCCATACGATTCTAAACACGAATGACCAAAGCAATTTTCCTCATTTACACCTATAGGACAGGCATTAAATTTGTAATTTGCAACTTCTTCTCCCCACTCTTCTATAAATTTGTTTTTTAATTTATAGTAAAATATATGTTCACCCAATAAAGCCGAAACTTGTTCGGGGAATGGGTTTAGACCCCTTGGATCATTATTAAAATCAGAGTGGTCTTCATATCCAGGGAAGGCATGATAAGGAGTAGTACTGTCTAACATGGGAATTACATTATGTAATTCCCATTCATTTCCATAACAATCTTTGGGTCCAGTATAACCGGGATCATTCCAAGAATCCCATCTCCACAATTTGTGATATCTCGAAGTGTCTTCAACACCAGAAATGAAAATAATATTCTGGGGATATGGATTCATTTCTCCATCTTCTAAAATTTGAGGGCCAAATCGTTCTATGAGAGAACCATAAACATTATTTACAGTTTCTGTTAATGAATCTATATTTTTTCCGGGTTTACTTAAGTTTGGTAATCCTTCACAAATGTCGTGGTTGGTCGTATCAAACTTTAAAAACGGTAAGTCGTAACAATCCGGAGGATTGTATACACACCCACCATTAAATTCTGGGAAAAAACTAGAACATGTACTTTCACAATCTGATGCCCATTGGTAATTTAAACAAACATTTCCTGGCTCTGTAAAATCACAATCTTCAGTATCATATAGCGCATCTGGATTAAGGGGGCTAACGCAACCTCGAACACAATTAGATTGTTGTGCTCCTCTTTCTGGATGAGCACCGCAATAAGAATTCAAATCATAACGTTGGATTTCATCTTTATTTTCGCATGCAACGTCAATATCATATAAATTCCATTGAAAATCAACAACACATTCAAATCCAATTCTAACTAATCCTGTTTCCGAATCAACATATTGATTATCTATTTGATATGTTTCTGCTTTTACTTTTGGGTGTATTATGTCTTCGTCTAATAAACACCAGGGAGTGTGCTCTGACATCCAAAAGAGATATTCTTTATATTGTGGGACGTATATGTCCTCATAAGTAGGGCAATCATTACACGTTGTGTTGCTGGGATGGTGAAAATGGTACTCATTTAAAAGATGAAGTCCGGGACCATATTCATAAATTGACGGGTTTGACATCTTTGTCGGCACATTAAAGGTAATATAAGCCGAGGGTTCTTTGTAGCAATCACAGCAACAACCATTATATGAAGTCATTATTTACACCTGCATAATCCATCATGAGCGTTCACCACATCAAAGAAATATATATCCTTTGGAATTAACGGATCAGGAGAGTCTTCGTCTTCTTTTTGCGGATGGATGGAATTTAAAATATAACTTGGCATTCTATACATCTGTACGACATGCCCATGAAAATTAACTTCTATGTTTTCGTGATCTATATCACATGGATTGTCTTCGACTTTAAAATAACCACCAACAGGCATCATTTGATGTCCTTTGGGATATTGGTTTAGTTTCTCACTCGCAACATTAACCCCAGGTCCAACAAATATATCATCAGCAGTTGCTCCCTCTGGTCTGGTGTTCATTAATTCGTTAATGTTATAGGCAGGTCTTGACCATTCTATGTCCCCCTCTTCCTGATACGATCCGGACAGTCCCTCGGGAACACTAACAACCACCAATGGCGAATTATCAGAACTGAAAGTTTCGATATCATCCTCATATCCCTCAACAAAACTTTTAGGCCAAATTTCAACTTCTCTCCACTTATATTCATAAATTCCCCCGCGAGTTTCGTTTAATTCTTCGACAGGAATAAATTTCGATTCCTCGATAACGGCCAAGAAGTGATCTTTTATTATGGGTTTTTTCGCACAGCAGATTCGGTTTTCATAAATGTCCCATTTTGTTTTTAGATTTATTTTTTTTCTATATTCTTCTTTTAATTCTTCAACCGGACCTTTAATATCATTTCTTATTGTTTTTAATTTTTCATAGTCTAAGTCGGTTTGGTCAAATATACATTGCCATTGTTTTTCTTCTGCCTCGCCAGATTTATCTTCGTAACGGTCGGTTGGCACTGGGTACAATCTGTTAAATTTGGGAGAGAAATAACCATAGATGTTATCCCCCAGTTTAATTTTCTTGTTGTAAGTTTTAGTATATTCGTCTTGTACCAGGGGATTTTCTTCTACTGTTTTCCACTTTCCAAATTCATCCGAATAGTTAAATTCTATTCTTTCTTGAAGGATAGAATCTTGAACATCAATATAATCAAGATAAGGATTTGCGTAATTCGGTTTTATATAATCATAATGTGAATTAAAAGCACCAATGTCAAACAATTTTAATGTGTTATTATCTTCCTCGGCAACAAACGATATTATCTTGGTTGTATATTCTAATATACCCTCCTTCGACCCGATTGTGTTGTATGTTTTAACGGTATCTTCCCCCAACAAACTCTCAATAGATCTAAATCTCCATTGTTTCAAGTCCCTCCAAAATAAATAATTAGGAGCATATGAATTGTCTTCGGGAACAGAATTTTCAGAAAGATTAATTAAAGTTTGAATAACTGTTTGATCATACTCTTCTGGTTTGCCCCAAGGATATGATTTTGTATTTTTCTTAAACCAAACAGCATTTTCAGTATTTTCTGCATCAAATTCTTCGTCGGAAAAATATTTTCTTTGAATGGTTTGTACTAATCCCGATTCTTTATCGGAAGATATTTTCCCTATAAATTCTACATCAGTTAGTTCAATCTCCGAATTGCTTAATATATTATATTCACAAGAAACAAATTCGATTAATATAAAAATTCCAGTAGTGGTTGTTGGAAATTTAATTTTCTCATGAATAGAATTTATATCTCCTATTGTTTGGGCAGAATATGCGCACAACACAAGTTCAATGGTAGAATTCTCCACAGATGGAGTTTCTACTTTAATAGAAATAACTTCTTCACCGGTAAAATTGAATTCATCAAAAATTAATCCAGTTTCTTTTATTATTAAAGAACCACGAACAAAAGGAGAAAAAAGACTTTCTTCTAAAACCAATGCTGCTAATATATTTTGAGTTTCGGATGGGACTATCGATAATGAGTTTTTAATGGATTTGGAATCATAGTCATATTTTGAAATAATAATTTCATTTATTGTAATATCGCCATCTCTTGTATATTCATTTGCCATAATAAAATTATCCTATTTCAACAAAAACAGTTTTTCCTCTCTGACCAGGTGTTTGTATTAAATTTTTTATTTCTTTGAATATTTTTTCTTTAAAGTGGGGATGAATTAATTTTATTTGCCTTTTCGAGTCGTTTTCTGCTAACAATTTATTTTCAATTGTTTCAGAATCCACTGGAGAATAATCCAATCCATTTATATAATGATATAAAACAGAATCAGAAGAATCGCACAATCCTCCAGTGTCTCCATTTGGGTAATTGATATCATTTATGTTCCCTGTGCTTCCATATGGATTTACGATAAATCCATCTTGATAAAAGGCCGATATAGATTCTTTTGTATCAATTGATTTTTTTATTTGGGATTGAAATATGTTACTTGTACATGCAGTACTACCAGAAATCATATCTATTTTTCCCGAATCATTTTCTCGGAATATTGTAATATAATCGTCTTCGTTTAAAGAGCCAACGATTCTGGAAGAATCTATTCTAAAAAAATTAGAATCCCAGTCATCAACTATTGCATAGTTTTCCATGCTTGATGTTACTCCGTCTGGGCATCCTGGTTCGCCCATTGTACATCCCTCAGATTGGGCGATAACATCATTTACTTTAAAATCTTTAATGTCATTTATAAAATATGATTTCCCTCCAAAATAAAGAACACTATTTAGTTGTCTTTGAAGTTGGGAAGAACTTTTTGGCCATTCTTCTAGTGGGTCAATAATGTCATTAGACATTAAAACTAACCAGAACCATCGAGAACTTCCATAAAAATCTATAGCCACATCCTCGGGAGATTCTCCGTCTTTTATTGTATAATCGATATATATTCTGTGATTTGAGAGGGTCGTTTTCGAGAAACGAACTCGTTGAAACACATTACCAAGATCTACCAACATACCACCCGTGGTTCCGGTTAAATCATAATTGAAAATTTTTGGAAACAATTCTAAAAACATTTTAATTCCTATTCATGGGGGTGGATGGCCATCCACCTTTGCTGCTTTATCCCACCTTTGCTGCTTTATCAAATAATTGTGCAAACACACCCAATTTTGATCTTGCTACAGCCTCTTTAGTGTCCTCGTCGAAGTAATTGGGCTCTAATTCAAAAAATACTAATGTTAATTTTGTAGCAGACGGACTGAATTTAGAAGCATCTTGATTACTTATTGCCCGTGGTCCTTCCGGCATTTTATCAATAATACATTCAGCCAAAACGGCAAGTTGAAAATTTAAATCCCATTCGGGATCTTTTTCTCCGCCGGGACTTTTTACAATTTCAATATCCCATAGACTGGGATGAATGGCACCAAAAAGGTCGGAACCAACTGTACCAGTTGGATACACCTGTTTTCGAAGTGAATGACACATTTTACTTATAGATTCGGCTTCTTTAATAGTTTTAGGGACCATATCAAAATTAAAATGAAATTTTCTAATATCAGCGCCCTGAAAAACACTATCCCCGGCCTGCACATCCACCCAACCAACCGCAGCACTCGCCGATCTTTTTAATATCGTTACAAGGCCGTCAAGCCAATCACTCGATTCGACTATATTCCCCATAAGATTCCGTAACGGATTCATTAACTGGGTATACCCATATTGATATTGCGATCTATCGTTAAAGGTAAATTCTTTGGGGAGATTTATGTTTATCTCCAACTCTTCATTAACCGGACCAATGCCATCGTCCTTTCCCCGCAGTGTTGCGACTCCTGCATATGCACGGTTTTTAAGATTCACCCACCTTGGGACTTCATCTTTAGTATAAGATATTGGGTACTGATATTTGGTCATATATTAAATCTCCCATATATATATTTCTATATGGCATATAAAACAAAATTTAATCCCACAAATAAGTCCAAATATATAGGAAATCCTTCCAATATAATTTGTCGTTCTTTGTGGGAAAGAAGAGTATGTAAGTATTTAGACGAAAATTCTAATATTATTAGGTGGGGGTCGGAAGAATTTTCAATTCCATATGTGTCCCCGAAGGATAATAAAATTCATCGTTATTATCCAGATTTTATAGTAGAAAAACAATCGAGCAATGGCGAAACAGAAACAATAGTAATTGAAGTCAAACCAAAAAAACAGACTAAACCACCAAAAAAGAAAAGTAAGATTACTAAAAATTATTTAAACGAATCTATAATTTATGCAGTTAATGAAGCAAAGTGGAATTCTGCTAATGTTTTTTGTGAAAAAAAGGGCTGGAAATTCATCATTTTAACAGAAGATAATATTCTTCCATAAAGGAAATACAATGGCCTCCTCCAACGTTAACGATTTTAGAGAAAATTTTCTCAAAAAGCAGAAATTTCAGATGGCAAGTCGCTATAGTGTTGGTTTCTTTCCTTCCTCAGATATAGGATTAGACCATCAACCAGATACACATGTAGAATCAATCGTCATTCCTGGATGGAATTTAGAATTTGCAGTAGATGAAATATGGGGACCAGTTCGTAAAATCCCAGTAGGAAGAGAATATAAATACGAGGCTGCTTTCACCATACCAATAACAAACCAATGGGACCAATATACATATTTTTCATCTTGGATGAAAAAATTAGTTCCACTCGCAAACGACAAGTTTTATGCAAGAACAGAGTATGAAGGGCCTATATCCGATTCGTCTGTGCTTATAAAACCTATGAGTACTAGTAATTTCGATAACATAAACAAAACAATTAAATTAAATGAAGCATATCCGATTACTCTATTGCCTGTTGAAATGGCCCACAATTTACAAAACATATACACAAATATGATGGTTCTGTTTGCTTTCAGGACACTTGAAGAAATATAAGGAGCATTTAAATTATGTCATTATCATCGTTGTTGACTAGAACAACACCAAAATATGAATTGAATATACCGTCAACTAAGGAAAATAAAATTTTCCGGCCATTTCTGGTGAAAGAAGAAAAGGTTTTACTGGCAGCACAAGAAAGTCAAAGCATCAAAGAAATATATTTGGCTATTCAAGATGTTATTGAATCGTGTGTTGAAAACATTGAAAACGTCAACGAAATGCCTTTATTCGATGTTGAATATATTTTTACTCAAATTCGAGCGAAATCAATCGGGGAAATAATAACACCAGTTATTGTCTGTCCGGAAACTAATGAACAAGTACATTTTAGTATTAATTTAACTGAAATTAAAGTTCAGTTTAATAAAAAACATAAAAATATTGTAAATTTAGCAGATAATCTAAATGTTGTTATGAATTATCCGTCTATTAAATCGTTATTAAAACGAAATGATGACACAAAAAACGATTTATATGAAATGGTTGTTGATTGTATTGAAGCAATCCAGAATGATACGGAAGAATTTAATTGTGAAGATTATTCAAGAAAAGAAATCGAAGATTTCGTCAATCACTTAACAAAACAACAATTTTCCTTGCTTCTTGATTTTCTAATAACATCTCCTCGTTTGGAGCATACCGTAGATTACACAACATCAGATGGCGAGGAGAGGAGGCTACAACTTTCTGGACTATCTGATTTTTTTCTATAGCCCTCTGTCACATAACATTAATTGATTATTTTCAATTAAATTTTCAGTTAATGCAACACCATAACTACAGTTTATTCGAAATTGAAAATATGGTTCCGTGGGAAAGAGATATTTATGTGGCTTTATTGAGGGAATACATAGAAGAGGAAAATAAAAAGATATTAGAAAAGAGTATGGGATAAATGAAAATATTAAAAAACACATACGATAAACAACAAGAAGAAAACAAAGAATTTTCTGGTGTGTTATCTTCGTTATTAAAAGAAAAAAAACCTTCCAGACAGACCACCAAGCGTCATAATAAGGGTGATATTCAGTCCTTTTTAAAAAATTATTCTCCCGATAAATTTTCTCCTTCTAATGTTAAGTCCGAAGAATATAGCATCCCAGAATTAGAAAAAGAAAAGACACAGCAAGACGACAATCAAATAAAATTAAATCGGAAGGCCCACAAACCTCAACTAGTAGAAATGGATGAAAAACTCTCTAGGATTTTAACTTTAATTTCTCCAGAAAATAATTATTACTCATCCGCCAATAATACACAAAATAATAGCCCGACAACAAATAATCTTATCGAAAATTATTATCTTTCAGATTCTCCTAAAAGTTTAACAAAATCTGATCATTTGGACACCAAAGAAAGAAGAATTATTGAAAAGAACAATGTTTCTAATTCTCTGGTGGAGAAGAATGTTGAAAAGAACAATGTTTCTAATTCTCTGGTGGAGAAGAATGTTGGCATTCTACAAAAAGCAAATCCTGCATCCCTTGTTAACACAAAATTAATAAGAAACAGCATCACAAATCATGCGAACGATTCTACATTACAGTTAAATTTTCACCATCGAGAAAACAATCTATATGAAGAGAATGTTTTCAATAATTCAAAAAATCAAAACGTCAAATTTGTCCCACGAATTGACAAAAATGATATTACTAAAATCCACAAAGACATTAACATTGCTAAAGTATTAAACAATACAGAAAATTCTTATGAGTATTTACCGGCCCTGAAGGATGGTGGTGTAGTAACAGAAGCAACTAAAGTAGTTGTGGGAGAAGGGGGACCAGAAGCCATAGTTCCTCTTGATCAAATGAATAAAATAATGAATCAAAAATTTCAAACCGTCCAAAATCACAATAAAACCATTACCACATCAGCCAATGAAAGTATGACCAAAAATATTTTTCTGAAAATGAATGAAGAATTGGTCAGAGAAAATGTAGAAAAACAAAGAAGCGGAGGTCTAAATGTTTCCTCTGGTTCACCAAACTTTAGTATGGGCGGAGGAGGAGGAGGAGGAGGTCAGCAAGGAGGATCACCTTCCGGAGGAGGAGGAAGGCAATCTATAGACGCATTAACTTTGAGTCTTCTTCGAAAGACATCACTCCCCCCATGGAGAAGTTCATTTGGATAATAAAAAAAGGGACTCTTTCGAGTCCCTTTTTTTGTGATGATATTAAAACTCACTCATTAGCCAACTTTTCAAAGTAAGACAACGCATCCATACCATCACCGGATCCAGTCTCTGAAGATTCGGTATCTGAATTGTCGGAACTCTCTACGGTCTTCGACTCATATTCAGTAGTACGAATATCGTCACCCAACACACGACCCAACTTCGTTTTGAGTTCATCATACGACTTATATGACGAAGAATCAACAAACGGAAGTAGCGGGTACTGCTTCTTCCAAATGGCTTCAAGAGCACCATCATCACCATCCAAAAGAGCCGATGGTTCTGAGAATTCGCTCTTGTCATAATTGACGAACCCGGCAACCTTGCGAACCTTCATCTTGAAGTTTGCGCCTTGCCAGAAGTCAAACGGATTGATTGGATCTTCGTCCTCAAATTCAGGTTGCATCGCTTCCTGAATCTTATCAAATATCTTCTTACCGTACTTCAAAAGGAAAATCTTTCCTTCGTTTTCTGGGTTTGCTGGGTCACTCACGACGAAAATATTCGACACATAATGCAAACGACGCTTTCGGTTCCGAGCAATGTCCTTGTCAGACTCGGTTCCACTGTTCCAAAGTTCGCTGTTAGATTCGCAAACAGGACACTTTCCACCAAGACTGGTTGGACAATTCTCAATAAACCATCCACCCTTTCCTTGGAAACCATGAGAATAATACTTTGCCCATGGAATGTCCTCGTTTTCTACGCTAGGAAGGAAACGAATAACAGCATATCCATTTCCTACTTTGTCTAATTCGGGTCGCCAAAACCGCTCATCCTTAAAGGACTCCTTGGAATTAGTTTCCTCTAACTTTTTGCTTAATTCATCAATACTGTTGAGAGAACGCTTCTTAAAATCTGAAAAACTCATGTTTTTTCTCCTAGTTGGTGGGAACTACCCATATTAAAATTTCAGCAGGAACTCCCTGCTACTTGTTTGTTATTATATTATATTATCCACACAAATCAACCTCAAAATGGAAGTTTTGTGGTATTTGACGACATTAAGTTGATTTCTTTTGCTTCCTTTTCGATTTTCTCGATTATAGGCTTTGTTAGGT